ATCTCCTCGAGTATCCGAACAAACACCCGATCGCGGACCAAAAGAGCCCCGGCGCCAGCGCATTCCACTTCGAAGTAATGAAACTGATCGAACGGCTCAGCCGCAAAGTCGATTACGCGCGCCGGAAGGCCCGCATCCGTCCACTTAAAGAGGACCGGCGAGTATGGGCGCCTTTTAAACTGATAAACAGCGGTTAAAACGTCCAAATCGTGGGTATACATCCGCGCTAACATGCGGTGAAGTAGGTCAGGCTCGAAGCGATTATCGGTATCGAGCATAAGAACCCAGTCACCTTTCATACGATCGACGATTTCGTTACGCGCCTGAGCATGAAACGATGCCGAGGGGCTCAAATACAATATGTCGCCGTCGACATATTTCCCGTTGTAAGCCACCATCTGCATTAATGATTCTACAAAAGGCCCGGGCATAGACGGGATACCGCCCATAATCGCTACGGTTCCGATATACTTCTCTTGCTTTCTCATGCCGCGTACTCCCCAAACAGTTTAACCGCCACGTCGTGATAAGCCCTAGCGGCGCTTTCTTTATCGTCGAACACGCCGATATATATTCGTTTCCCATCCTTGCTGATTTGCGCCATCCACAAGTTGGTGCCCTTTATTTGCGTTACACCCTTCCGCCCCGAAGTGTTGTTTAGCGGCGCTGTCCGATTGGCTCCGTTAAGTGATTTGTTTGCGCTTCGAAGATTTTCCCGGCGGTTATCTTTCCGGTCGCGATTGATGTGATCAACATGTAGACTTGCGTCTAGGCCCATCCGTTGGGCTATTAGACGATGCATGTAGATTTTACCCTCGGATGTGTTCCTACACACATAACCGTTGCCGTTATCGCACCACTTATATTGCGATATCTCGTGATAGTCCTCGTCGCTAACCAAACTAAATGCGTTGTTCGGTAAAACTATTTTGTTCATACCCAGCCACCTCTCCATTATTTTGCGCTTGCGCTAACTCTGCTTCCTTAATCCAAGCGCCAACGAACACTTCCCAATCAAAGCGCTTGCGAATATACGTCTGCATACCGCGGCGGACTTCGGCTTGCTTCTTCGGGTTTGACCAATAGACAATCGCACGCGCAAAACGCGCGCCGACCATAGGATCGTCTGCGTATCCCTCGATCGCTTCGCCAAACATTACGTTTTCATCCAGCGCGGCTACCGGCGATACGATTGGAATCGCGCCAAGCGCCTGAGCTTCCATGCTGGTAATACAGCTCGTCTCTTGAAAGTCCGTGCGGTAAACCCAGAGCCCGGTCTTACACCACTCACGATAGAGCTCGTTTTGAGTAACCCGGCCGTGAAACGTAACGCCCGGTGTTCGCTGCATTAGCCTTTCGCATTCATCCGCGAGCATTTGGAGTCGCGGATTGCCGGTAAGCTTTCGCAGGTTGTTAAAGCCGTAATAGGCGTGGAACTCCAATCGCGGTTCAAACTCTCTAGCCACCGCAAACGCTCTAATGACGTTAGCAAGCCCCCGGTCAGGAGAGCTTGCATACATAATCCGGTAGGGATTTCTTTCGATGTTTTCACGCTCTACCTCTTCAAGCAGCTCCGGTTTTAGGCCGTTGCTTGTGACCATGTACTTTTCTTCGGGCAGATATGGGTGCGTTTCGAGGCAATACTTTTTATGCCACTCGCAAAGCACCATCATTTTGTCTAACTTTTTAGACCTTTCTTCGGTCATCTGCGGGTAATGCCAGTCTTGATTCATTAACCACAGAGTTTTGCCCGGGTGGTCTTCGGTGAAGTTGTCTAGCGCTTCGGGACAACGGTAAAGAATCCATACACCGTCTTCGTTCCAATCTACCTTATCGATTGGATACCACTTAGTGCCGCGCCATTCGCCCGGGCAGTCGTCCGGTATCGGCGCGAAGGTCTTAACCTCATGGCCGCGGCGAGCTAAGCGCCACGCCATTTCCACGTGCGACGTTTCCGATCCGCCGATGCCCTTCTCTACGCTGTTTCTGAAGTCCCAGGGCTCGAAAGCTACCGGCGAGTAAAGAATAAACTTCATCCGTTCACCTTAATCTGCGGGCCAATATGCAGATTAAGGCCTTTGCCGCCTTCTTTCGGCTTGCCCGCGGCGCCCGCCTTCGCCTCGGTCATCGTGTTATCATTCTCAATCTTCGCGTCAGCCTTCTTCATCTCAATGTCCCCCTTCAGCTTCTCCTTAAAAATCATTAGCTGGCCTTCAAGTAACGCAAGTTCTTGTTGATGCTGCGCGTCTAGCTGCTCTAGCTGCATACCCTGAGCGGCTTTGCGCTCCTCGAGGTAAGCCTTTGTGCGCGCCATGTACTGTTCGATAGCGATATCCGCCTGAGCGGTAATGTATTTAAGCTGGATCTCTTGCTGCGCTTTTTGCTGGTTAAGCTGCGCCTGCTGCGCGCCTTTTTGTTGCTCGAGTTGCATTTGCGCCTGAACTTTAACCATCTGCGGATCGGGTTGCGGCTGAGGATTAGCCGCCGCTTGCTTCATACCCTCAATCGCTTGCTCTAGTTCGCCCTCAAGTAGCTTACCCTGCTGTAGCGATTTGATGCCGAGCTCTACCGCGTGCGCGGCTACAGGCATAAACGCCGGGTTGATATCCTTAAGCGCTCCAATGCCCTCAAACACGGTCTTAGCAAGGTAGTTCTTTTGCTCAATATCCGCGTTCATGTTCTGCGTTATCGTTGAGTCGGTTTCAATCTCGAGCCGTATGCACCGCTCTTCGTCGTCCTTAAGGAGCTGCAGCGCTTGCGGCGCATCCCGCTGCTCTTCTGGGCTCATGTAACGAAAGCCCATGATGTCGAGGAGCTTATTGTCCGGGCATTTGCCGAGATACAGATCGCAGATGATTTCCAGGGTATCGCGCGCAAGGCGCTGAACTTCGCGCTGTAGCACAGAGAAGCGCACAGACATGTGCTTACCCTTGAGCTGTTGAGCGCCAAGGGTTTCATTAGGATCGGTAATCCCGCGGTAGATGTCCGGGATGCCCCAAAGGTCGTAAACCTTCTGCTCCAGGTCGTTAACGGCGTCTTTTAGTTGTGTCACCGCTTCGGCGATTTCCTTAGTCGGGAAAAAGAATAGAATCTCTTCAATCTTTCGCCCCTTACCAAGTAATTCTTCTAACCCATCAACAGCGATGTACTGCCCTTCGTCGCCAATGCCGTTAAGCTCGGCAAGCGCAGCGTATTGAGAGTCGTATGCGCCGCGCTTCTTCATCGCGAGAATTAGGCGCCGTAAGCGGTCAAACGCTCCGTGTACTTGCTCAATAAAGTCTTTAAGCTGGACATACGCCGGCCGCGTAAACATGTCGTCCGCACCGAACGTACCAAGCATGAAGGGTGCGCACGGAAAGAAGTGCTTCAGTTTATACGGATCGTCGCCGCCCGGATTGTTCTTGTGCTGCAGCCATTGGCCGTAGTCGTCGCTAAGATAGTAAACCTTGCGCTTTTTAAGATCCCAAATTTCGGTAATCGTCGTGTAATGCGCGGGAAGGCCCTTAACTTCCTTGCCCTTGTCTTGCTCGCGGCCGCTACCCATCGGCGAGTAGGTAAGCGCTTCGGCTACCTCATCGCCGAAAGCATCGGCTACTTCTTGGCGCCGGAGCTTCGTATCAAAGGAAATCCAGTCTAGTTCCCCTTGGTGCCTCGCATTAGGCGTATGCCTAGCGTCTTTGTAGTGCCACGGCTCTGTTTCACAGCTAAGGTAATCAATACTTTCTTCGACCTCAGAGCTGAAATACCGGCCGTCTTCGTCTTGCTCGAGCTCGCCGTCATATTGCTGTCCGTCTTCACCGACGTAATACGGCTGCGCTGACATGATATGACCGTCCGGGCCCTCAGCCGGCGGCATTACCTGCTGATAATATGACCGCTTCTCTGTCGAGGTAATCGCCGAGTCAAAGACAACTCGCACAGTTGCCTTTTCGCTCATAATAAAGTGTGTAACCGCTAGGCCCATGGCCCGGTCAAAGCCGGAAGTCTTAACCGCATACTTACCAAGCCGCTCGTACATAATGGCGGCAAGGCGCGCAACGGGATCGCGCATCTCTTTAAACGCCTTTTCGGTAACAACTACAGGCGTTCTAGAGTAGAAGGCGGGCTGGATAGTACGAACACAGGACCAAAACAGCGGGAAGCGCGAACTATTACTCTTTTCGCCTATCTTACCGCGCTGCTCTTCGTTGGTGTACTCATCCCACGCCGCGTCAACGTCCCTCTTCCAAGGCTCCGCCGCATTATCATAGGCTTTAAGCTGAGATTTCCAGTAGACGAGACTAGGTTTCCCGTCTTCTACTGGCTCTTTCTCGCCCGAACCAACCTCAGCTTCAGAAACGTTTGCCACTCTTTTTAGCCTTCTGCTTTTTCAACATCTTCACCGCATCTTCGAACGTAGGGCCGCGCTTAACCGCGTTGCTAATCTGTGCGTGTATCTGCTCTTCGGTAGGAACTGGAGCGTCTTTCGGCTTAGCCGTAGCGAGAACGCCTAGGCGGATAGCGTCACAAGCGTGAGTAGCCTCGCCGTGCTCCGCCGCGTCTTCTCGCTTTTTGGCTTCGTTCTCGTGTCTAGGTAGCGCTGGAATATAGTCCCGCGCATATCTGCACTGCTGCTGAATGAACAGCGTAGGATCTCTGTGCTCGTCGTTAAGGTCATATTGCACGCCGATAAGTGCGTCGCGCATAGCCGCCCAGCCGGTTACGCGGGATGTATCCCCAAGAGTGAGCGGACACCCGCAATCCGAGAATGTCTTAGCTATCGTCTGTCCACCCTCTTCGCCGCGGTCGGGGAAGGGATAGGAATCGGTTAAGGTGATTAGATTCTTCTCATTCTCGCCAGGGCTACGCGCTAGTATGCCCTTCGCAATATCAGCGTTACGCATACCAATGCCCTTAGATGGATCGTCTTCTCTGCAGCCGTACCACTCGCGATAAACAACGCGAGCTCCGCGCGGGAACCAGAATTGCCCGCGGCGCTTAACGAGTATGCCGCGCTCTACCGTCCAGAAATCAGCATCGAACATCTCGCCGTCCGACACTGCGAACCAGTAGCAGCAGAACGGCTCGGCGGAACCCCAATCGAACGTGCGGTAGCGATACCAGTGATACGGCGGCTCGAAGTCTGGTATTACGTGCCGCTCTTCATCCCACTCGGGGAAGAAATCGCCGGTTGGCGCGTCCCAGTCCCCCTCAATAAGCGCTTTAGCCGTGTTTGCATCGTGCATACCCGAGACGCGGCCGCGCGTTGCCGCCGCGTCTTCGCTCGGATTGTCATCCACTCGGGAGGGAAGATATTGACGCATAAACCCATCAACGGGCTCAATTAGCCCGGTAGGCCGCGCCTTAACGAAATGCCGGCGGAAGTATCCAACCGATACGCCGATCGGGTTTGCTGTGTAGATAATCCGCGGGAACCGCCCTTTAAGGTGCTTTGGTAACGCCGCCTTCATCTCTTGCGTCATCGTACACCACGCGCGGAAGGTCTTAATCAGGCGCTCTGATAGCTGCGTGGCTTCGTCGATGAATAGGACGTTGGACGGAATACCCTGAGCCGACTCAAACTGACGCTCATCCTGGCAGTGCTTGAAGATAATCCGTGAACCGTTGGCGAAGCTCACGCCCTTTTGTGTAACAGCAGCCTCACCCCGCTCAACATACGGCTGCAGCAAATCAGAGAAGCTATTAAGCCCGTATACGTGGTTATCAAGTATGTCTTGAAACTTCTTACGGATGAGCGTGCATTGAAGCTGTGGTATTTCAAGGCACCATGAGATCAGAGCTACGCGGGCGAAATGGCTTTTACCGCCGCGCGTGGCGCCGCCGAATAGTAATTCCGTAGCTGCCGTTTGATACGCATCGCCCTGCTTAGGCCAGAGCTTACAGCGCACCTCATTTGTCGCCTTCACCCTTCCCCTTCACTATCTCCACCACAAACACCGGCGCTTTGCCGTCCGCCCCTTGAAGAGTATTGACTATATTCTGCTGTCCCCACTTCTTCGGCGCCATTTGGGCCGCCGCCCATTTACGCCCCTCAAATTGAAGCTTTGCGCGCTGCACAGCGGCGCTATTCGTGATTAGCCGCGTATCGCCGCCCTCGGGGATATCAAGAATGTCTTGGCTCTTGTCGTCGATTATTTCTAGCGCTTCTTCGGCGAGGAAATCGGCTCGGGCCTCGCGCGCGCGCATGTAGTTGTGTCTAAAGTCCTCATGTTTATTCAACCAGCGCATGATCGAGCGGTAACTTGGCATACCCGCTATCTTGCTAATCTTAAGAGCGCTCATCCCTTCAGCCATGAGCAGACAAATTTCCTCGCCTAGTTCGGTGGTATAGTCCGACGGCCTTCCGTCCGGCATAACTAGTCCTGAGAAATGCCAAGCGTAATTGTTACATCGCCGGATGTTGCGAATGTCGGCGCCCCTCGAGCTACAAGTGCGCCGTAAATTGTGTTTGTTACTGTCGGCGTACCGCTCGCGTTATAGCCCCTTACTGGAAGAGCTAAATTCCCTGAATAGTGGACACTATTATCTGCATAGGCATGATTCGTGCCCGACGACGTAAGCGGTATTACTGCTACAACCTTTGTTAGGTCCGCGTCCGCTATGTCGAATGCTGCCTGATCGGTAAACGTGGTAGCTGTGGGATTGGCATTGAACAGTACAAGCTCGAAGTCTACCGCCTGCGATGCCAAGTCTGACATCGTGACAGAAATTACATACCCGGTGCCTACGTTGGTACGTACTGCTGGGGTGAATGTAAGCTTGCCGCCGATGAGCTCGCCGGTTGCGTAAGCCGATGTATCCACGGTCGGCGTTACCGACACGAAGGATGTATAGGCGAGCGGCTGAGCTATTGCCGTTTGGGCCCACAGCAGGAATGAAGCTAAGAGTAGAAATCGTTTCATTATGACAGTCTCCGTTTACGTAAAATGATTAGCCAGTCTTCGGCATCATTGCCGCTACCCGCGCCGGGGCTAAAGCTGAGCGGTACGCTACAGCCGCCATCGGGCTTAATAATGTAGTTGTCGTTAACCGAGATGAGCGCCGAGATGTCTTCCCGGGTGGTGATCGTATCCCCGGCGTTTGCCGAGCCTTCGATACAGCTTGAGGCCGATACAAGGCCTGCTGAGTCGAAGAAGACAATCATGTGCGTATCGACAAACTGGTTATCAGCGTCGATAGCGCCGGTAGCTAGACCAAGCGTGGTTCCAGACTTAGAAGCCAGCTGCCCGTCATAGCCGAAGGTATCGGGCTTAACGAGAAGCACGTCTAATTGGATTGGGACCGTGCCGGAAGCGGAACAGAAGAAGCCGACCCAGTTTACCCCTGCAGCTGAGGCTAGCGCGGCGTCTGGCGGACAAAACTCATAGTGTCCTGTGCTCGAGGCTATTTCCTTAAATGCCCCGGATGTATAGGTGCCGAGGGTCGAGGTTGCCATGGTGATCGACGTTGAGCCGGTTCCGGCGTTTTGCCGGTAATAGCGGCACGTCATATCGCTATAGGCGAGGCCGGTTTTGAGCGCTCCCGCGGTTGATGTGCTATCAAGCGCAGTAACTTCAAAGCACTGCGAAGTGGCGCCGGCGGCTACCGAGACAGGCCCCGCAAAGGCGGGCCGTGCGCAGACAGCCAAAAACGTTATTAAAAGTAAAAGCCGTTTCATTGTGTACCCCCTTGGGTATTAGGTCCGGT